TCATCCACCCCGCTCCTTATCCAGTGCGTTGCGGCCGGCAGGGGTGATGCGGTACCCGCCAGAATAATTCATGCGGCCGATCCTGATATGTTGCTTGACGCCTTCGATCAGGCCAGACGCAGCAAGCTCGGCGATCACGTCATCGCCACCGTTATCGAACACGCCGCACCACACGAGTTTCTTTGCCTTTGAAACGAAGGACAGGGCTTGCCAATGTTCTGTTGTCAGGTTCATCCCTTCTCTCCATATCCCCTGGCATGCCGTTCACGTCCGGCGTCGGTCAGCTCCAGCCTGTCCGAGAAACCAACTGCCGTGCGCACGCAGAGGCCAAGCTCAACCAGTTTTTTCGCAGGCGGATAGGTATCAACGGCGTTTCCACCGTTGGCCACGTCGCACAGCAGATCCCATTGTGGCTTCGTCAGCTTCATTCTCCGTCTCCTCTCTGGCGGATAGGGGAGGTTCCAGATGATACGTGGGCATCATCGCCGACCGGTTTCATGAAAACGATCCAGTGCGATTTCGCGTTCTTGCCGCAGCGGTTCCCGAAAAGCGGCTTCTGATCGGTGAGATTCAGGATTTCCGACACCTTCACCTCATGCTCGTTCCATTTGAAAATGAGGGTTCCGAGCGGTCGGAGGACGCGGAAGCATTCAGAGAAGCCGGCGCGCAGATCATCTCGCCAGTCAGTGCCGAGCTTGCCGTATTTCTTCGCCAGCCAGCCTTTGGAGCCGTTCTGGATCAGGTGTGGGGGATCAAAGGCAACGAGGTGGAAACTGTCGTCGGGGAACGGCAACGCTCGGAAGTCGATGACCTGGTCCGGCTCGATGATAAGGCTTCGGCTGCCGCCAGTGCTGGAACGGTCGGTGAGTTCGTGGCGCTCATGTCGGATATCGCCAAAGACAGCACGATCATCGGCACGGTCAAACCAGAACATCCGGCTTCCGCAGCATGCGTCGAGGACAGGGCGATTCATCATTCGGCGCACCCCTTAGCACTTGTGGCGGAACCGCTGCGCGTGGCGGCGAGGAGGTCGCGGGCCATGGAAAGTTCAGGCGCTTCCTCGCCGTTGCCATCTTCCATGGCGCCGAAGTTTTGCAGGATCGCCGTCGCCAGGGTGCGTGCCTTGTCGATCACCTCCGCGTTGTCCTCTCCTTCTCTATGGAGGGAGGGCCGATGGTTGTGGAACGCCGATATGATCCGGTTGAGAGAGTTGAAATTGATAGTCGGGACCATTTGATGCCCGACAGACCTTTCATTATCGATCTGCCGCAGAAGACTTATATCTCGATCACCAAAGATCGCGTCTGCCACAGCGGAGAGCATGTCGTTTGCAGAGCAATCGCCATAGGATGGCATATCGCCCAGCGCCAGCTTATCCGAACTGGTCGATGCCACCGGCTCTACCGGCACATCGACAAGGGCGCTTCGGATGCGCTGCTCGTAGTCGGCTTGGGCTGCGGCCTTGGCGGCGGTGATTGCCGAGTAGGCGGCGGCGAAAATCTTCGGCGCATGCCATTTCGGATCGGCGATGACCGTATCCGGGCCCGGGTAGTTCTTGACGAAATAGTCGGTGAACTGCTCCAGCGCCTTCGATTTGGCTTCACTCTGCATTTTCAGATCCTCCGAGGAGTGCGCGGGCGCGGAAGAAGTCAGCTACCGGTAGGCTGGGCACCGGAGCGCTTTCGTCGTTCCATTCAAAGAAAACGTGGAGGGAATCAGACTCGCCTTCCCATTCAGGCGCGCATTCGGCAAACGGTTTGAGCGCTTCCCGCAGCTCCGCATTCTCCCGCTGCAACGCCTCTGCCTGGCGGGCGGCTTCGTTCGCAAAATCCCAAAGCACTAGAATGTCGTGCTTATCGTCGGTCAGGGCATAGAGGACTTGCGCATATGAACCGTCAGCTACCGCTTTTGGATCGCTGTTCCGGTACTGATCGATGGACCGCACCATGCCCTGGATGCGGTTCGGTGCCTTCTCTATGGCCTCTACGGCGGATGCGGGGGAGGTCATGCTTCACCGCCTGACTTGCGGGCGAGCAGCATGGCGTCGGCAACCTCGTAAGCCTTGCGCGCGAAATAGTCGGTGATGTGCTCGTGCGGCTGGCGATGGTCAGCACCGCAACGCTCAATAATCGCCGGGATGGCCTGAGCGGCAAAATGATCCCGGAGCGACATACCTTCCACTGTGTAGCGGCGCGTGCCGAAATCTTCGGGTCCGTCGCCATGCTCCCCGCGTTCGGAAGGCCCAAAGCCGTATCCGCTCAAATCGTGCTGCGGATACGCCGGCCCGCCGTCTTCTATCTTCTTGGTCATCTCGATTCCTCGCGGTAAAAGGTGCAGGGCCGGTAGACGACCGGCTTTTTGGGCTTGTCGGCCTTCGGAAAAGGTGCGGATTTCAGCTTGCCGGCGGGGCGGATGGCCCCTGTTTGCCGGTCACGCTGGCGGTCGGACTTGCGCACCTGCCGCACGTCACTGGCTGATTTTTGCTTATGACAGACACGGCAAAGCAATCTGCCGTTGGCAATCGTCGGCTCGCCTCCGAGGGCGCAAGGCAGGATATGGTCCACCTCGCCCTCTCCGGTTTTCAGTGCAGCGCTGCAAAGCTCGCACTTGCCGGCGGCGCGCGCTATAATGGCGGCGCGGGTCTTGCGGTTGAATTCCAGGCGCTTCGCCATCAGTGCCGAGCCTCCCTATTCAGGAGCGACACGATCAGGTCGGCGTTTTCTTTCTCGTAGCATTCGCAGAAAACGTCGGCCTCTTCCGGGGAGTACATAACCATCTGCCCGGTCACGTGATCCGGCACGACGTAATAGACTTCCCATTCTCCATGCTCTGGATCGCAGCCGCCTGCGGTAATGGTTTTGTAGGCCATCACACCCTCCTCAGATCATCGAGGACGGCCTTGCGAAGAAAGCCGATGAACCGGGAAAAGATGCCGGCCCGCTTGCGGGGGAGTTCGGCGCGAAGCTCTTCCGTCTTCGCATCGCGCAGGATCATCCATGCGATGGTCGAAGGCCGGGCGTTGGGGTACTTGCGGAGGTGATCGGCGGCGGTCATGCTGCCCTCCCGTACTTGCGATCTTCCGGGTTGGTGAGGATAAGCCCCTGCTCGGAGAAATGATGGTGGACCGCATTGAGATAGTCGGTCTTCTGCCGCGTCGTCATGATCCGGGTGACGCCGAAATCAAACGGCACCATCATCAGCTTGAGCTTGTGTTCGTAGGGGAGAGGCATGATCACGGCATCATATTCGGCCTTGAACACGTCGTTCTCGTTCCGAAGGATCGGCACGCCGAAGTGAAGCTTGCAGTAGCCCCGGACCTCTTCCGGGGTCCGGTCGCCGAGCTGCGCCGATATTTCCAGAACCCACTTCCGCTGGAGGCTGTTCTGGTCGTTGGTGCGGTGCTTGCCGTCCGTGATGCTGGCCGTGAACGGCAGATTCTTGCCGGCGATGAACTTGTGAAGCTGATCGCGGGCCTGTTCTGTGTCGACGATGCGGTTGTTGGTAGCCATGGCATCACCCCGCCATCAACAATTCTGCCGACGCATCAGCCGGCTGCGGGTCATAGATGCGCTGCAGCTGCGCTACCGTGCCGCGAACCTCGTTCAGGAAGGCGACGACTTCGCGCTCCAGTTCGGCAATCAGGGCGTCGTCGCGCATCACCCGCTTGCAGAAGAACCGCATGGGCTCGGGCAGGCGAGGGTCATAGGAGACGAAATCGCACCATGCCCGGCCTGTGCATGCCATCTGCCACTGCATCTGCGTGACGTACTTCGACGGCACAGTCTGGCCGAGAAGCGTTTCGATGTGGGTGTGGGTCTCGGGGCACTTGATCTCGACGAGGCCGTCTTCGCCGACGAGACCATCCGGAGACGCGCCGCTGTCGCCGATAGACGGGTGCAGGACAAAGGCCACTTGATCGACCTTCGCCGCGCGATTGTATTCGTAGGCGCTCCTGGCCTCAGGCTCCATTTCCGTGCCCCAAGCCATCGCAGCATTGCTGTAGCGTTCCGCAGGCGCGCCGGTGAGGCGTTCAGCGATAAGCTCGCCAGCATACTTTGCGCGCGAAGCGGAAACGCCAGTCTTGGTCTTTGCAATCACGTCGGCAACGCGCGATGCAGTAACCTTGCCGGCCCTCAGTCGCAGCCATTCGATGCTGCCCTGTTCGATGTTATCCATTGTTCTTAGCCTCCTGCTCTGCGAGGAACGCGATGCGGCGGCGGAGCGAGGCCACGACATCGTTGAACTTGTTCATGGGAATGTCGGGGACGGCCTCAATCTTCCAGTGACCGCAAAATTGATCCATTTCGAGCTGGGCTCTCTCGACCAGTTCCCGAATGACAGAGGCCTGCGCCTCCGTGATCACCTCGTCATCCTTGGTGGTATTGTCGGCCTTTGCGCCGTCATCGTCATTCGATGCGGCAAGGCCGAGCGCGGCTTTCAGCGTGTAGCGCTGCAAATAGGTGATTGTGGATCCGACCGCCTGGATGCTGTTCTTGTTTCCGGACTGATCGTGCGCGCCCGAAAGGGTGTTGCGCTCGGAATGTCCGTCACGGTGCGATACGATGCACGTTACGCTGACCGTTCCGCCTGCCGTCTCGGTGTTGAAACGGTAGGAAAGGCCGAACTCGGCAAGGATCGGGTCAACTGTCTTGGCGATCTCGCCGAGGTCTTCATGTCGATAGTTCGTCCGGCCCTTCTGCGACGTGAAATCGACCTTGCGGTTTTTCAGGATCGGCGGGATTTTCGCCTTGGCATCCGCCATTGCCGCATCGAACGCTTTGCGCGCCTGATTGGCCTCCCACCGCTCTTGCAGCCCCATCAACTTCTCAAGGACGTTGATATCAGCGCCGCGCGCGATGGCCTGATCAAGCATGATCATGGGCGTGATAGCCTGCCGGTCGGCGACCATCGGAATTTCGGATGCTGCCTGAATTTCAAGAGCCTGCGCCATGGCGGTAATTCTCCTATACGTTGATCGGACCGACCGTGAGGCCAGCGCCGATGATGATTGCGAAAACGATTGCGGAGAGGAGGATCAGCGCGACGTTCAGATCGCGCGCGGCCTTCGGGTAATCGTCCAGAGGGCCGTGGTTGTTCGTCCCGCGGTAGGTGCCAAGATCAATCGGGGCCTGAACCTTGCAGGGGACGCCGGAGGGAATGCAGGAGCATTCGCCGATGGTGGAGAGGTCGCAACGAGACATCACTCGTCCTCCACCTCGACTAGGTTGCCACCCTTGGCCTGATACCAGACGTTCGGCTCGATGCCGTCCTGACCTACGATGCCAGAGGCCGTCGAAATGGCGGGATATCCTTCGCCATCCCAATCGCCGCGCTCAACGGCGAAGAGGACGACGCCCTCGGCGCCCATGACCCTGCCATCTTTGCCAGGAGCCATTGCCGCGCCCTGATCGCCGGTGGCGGATGCCGCGCCCCGAGTGCCGGTGGCGGATGCCGCGCCCTGATCGCCGGTGGCGGATGCCGCGCCCCGAGTGCCGGTGGCGGATGCCGCGCCCTGAGTGCCGGTGGCGTGACCACCTTCTTCCGTATTCGCCCGGTCCATAACCCACTTGATGGCGCGGGTGACTAGTTCGGGGATTTTGACCTCGCCGCGGATCGTGATTTCGCCGGCCGCGATCTTGCTGTCTTCGCTATGGCGAGAGAACGGGCCGCGCATACCTACTTCGTGGTAGACCGAGCCGGCCGGCGGATAGTAGCCAAAGACCTCCAGCGGGTGGCCTTCGATGGCGTGGAAGCCGCCTTTGCAGGCCTCGACCTTACCTTCATGTTTGAAGGTCTCGCCTTCCTTGAACTGGTATCCACGGCAGGTGAGGTTAGCATTGAAGCCTTTGATGGCGATGATGACTTCCTGCTCTTCGGATGCGGATTTCTTTGCCATCTGGCGTCCCCTTAGATTTGAGTGGTTTCGGAAAAATCAGGCGGCGTCGTCTTCAAACGACTGGATGACCGCCCATTCGCAGAGGCAGTCTTCGCAAAGCGCCTCTCCGTCGTCGTTGAAAGCGACTGCGGGCTCGCCGCATCCGCGCGCCTCGCAGGTCATGTTCCCGGAGCCGCCGCAGTCCTCGCAGGGGCCGACGCGCCATGCATCGGGATCATTGCCGCCGTAGCGGCTGGCGTAGATCGAGCCTTCGCCTTCGCATCTGGTGCAGGTGAGGATCATCGCCGTTACTCTGCAGCTTCGAGGAAGAGAACCGGCTGGACCGTTCGCAGGTCGTCGCAAACGCCCTTCCAGCGAAGCTCCTGCATCTGCTCGGCGGTGAAGCCGACCATCTGATCGCGGAAGGGAATGGGCTGGTGCTTGTTGTCGAAGAGGGGGCCGTGACCGCCGACCGACTTTGCCCGCTCGCTGAACTCGTAAATGCGGCGGACGTATTCGAGGTAGCGAGCTGCGGCCTTCGGGGCCGGGAGGCCGCGACGGTGAAGGCCGCGGATTTTGACGATCACGCGATCAAGGTCCGTGATGTTCAAGCGGACGGCATCTGCCAGTCGGTCGGCTTCGTGTGCCATGTCGGTTTCCTCAGGTGATCTCTTTCGATATCGCCTCGGGTGGGAGGCGATGCCGAAGGGGATCAGGCGGTGATGAGGTTGTCGGCATCGAAGCCGATTTGCTTGAGAAGGGCCTTCTTCTGCGCCTCGTCGAGCAGCTTGCCGCTCAGGAGCATGTTGATGGTCTTCTCCCCGAGATAGAGGGTGGGGCGGTTAGCGACCGTCACCTCATCGGCCAGATCGGCATAGATCGTCGTGACGATCTTGTTGTGCTGGATGCCTATGATCGGCGTGTTCTTGGTTCCGTAATCCGACACGCCGGCAAGATCGCGAGCAGCGGTAAAACGGTCACTCTTCAGGTACGCGTCGGTGATCTGCTTTTCGATCTTTGCTACTTCTTCGCGCGCAGCTTTGAGGCGGGCAGAGCCGTCCTTATCGAAGTCAGCGATGTCGATCTTGAACTCGACCTTCTTTGCCATTTCCCTTGCTCCTCATGTTCCCGGTGTGTCGGGGTGATGAGGAGAATATGTCACCGAATTGGTGACGCGTCAATCAGAAAGTCACCGAAATGGTGACAAAAGATTGCCCCCTCCACCAAACCCGCGTAGAATCACCAACGCAAGAAGCCCTCGGCGTGAACCGAGGGCTTCGAGGCAACGATCGTAGGTTCTTTATCGAGAAGGAGAGAGGCGGCCTACCAAGTTGGCCCTCTCAAAAACAAGCCCCTCCCGGCAAAACCGAGAGGGGCGAGGCATCAGGTGAGGCGTTCGATGACGAAGATAGCGAGCAGGACGCAGGCTACCAAGTCGATCTTAACCTCGATGCTGACCGTGGGCTTCTTCATGAGATAGCTCCAGGTCCGTGGCCACGGAACCTTACGGTTGCGTGTTCATGCCAAGTAGGAACGGATAAGCCGCCGTTCTCTTGGTCTACCGGCCCGCCTCCTGGTGTGCGCACACCTTTTGGCGGCCCTGCTTGGTATCGGTTCCGGAAGTGCATCCGCAAGTCCGGTTGTCCGGGCAGGATGCGGAGTGCCGGCGAGGATTGTCCGATTACCAGTCGGGGCCTCGCCGGGGCCGCATCTCGATAAGATCACCAATTCAGGATTGAGTCCACGCCGCACAAAAAAGCCCCGCACAAAGGCGGGGCAAATATGAAGGTTGATCGATATCCGCAAATGAAACTCCGGGGAGGGGTTTCGAGGGGCAGTCTATAACTTTCACGGCTGCGCGGGAAGGGGGTCTCGTGACGCGCAAAAAGAAAGCCCCGCACGAAGGCGGGGCAATGACGCGACGGAGTCAGGAATTTTGCCGCGGGTGAAACTCCATGGGAGGGTTTCGGAAGCAAGCTTATGGCTTTCCCTCATCAGCGGGAAGGGCTGATTCCGGCTTTTCGGTACGGATCGCACAAAAAAGCCCGCCGGAAGGGCGGGCTGGTGAATGTTCGCAAAGTAAAAAAACTGACGGGGTCAGACTGTTTTTGTCACTTGATTTTCTTCGGCTGGTACAACTCGGCGATCTGCTGAGCCTGCGCCTTACCCCCAGCGAGAACCTTGGCTTTGTTTAGTATGTAGGCTGGGTACTTTGTGGGGAGATAGATAGTTCTGAACCAGCGTCGGAACTCCGGGAGCGCATCTTCAGGGTAGGCCCAAGCGGGTTGAGGATTGCTTTTTGCTTGGGGATAATAACTCGGGTAATAATGATCGTACCCGCATCGCTCACCGAACCGTGTCTCTAGCCCCTTGTCTCGCCAGTAGTTCGCCCAAACCTGACCTACGCTTATATCGGGTATCGTCTTATCGCTGATCGGCAGGCCGGCACGGATAAGGTCCACGATCATGCCTGTGACTTCCTTGAAGACGATGAAGCAACCTTCAGGCGTAGCGTCGTTTAGAATGGTTACGCGATCGGTGAAGTATGCCCATTTATCGGTAGGCTTGTACCCCAGTGCGTCGTAAATGAACTTGTTGAGGCCATAACGGGCTAACCGGCGATAATTCGCCATGGCTGTATCGTTTTTCCTTTGGGCTTCAAATGCGTAGTATTCGATGAATGCCATGCACACCAGGTCAGGATAAGCGTAGTGCGGCGATCCGTTTCGCTCAGTTTCCATGTATAGCGTGGGGGCGTCGTATCCGGCTTCCCGAAGATAGTCCGAAAACCATCTTACGCGCCCAGGAGGTTCCATTCCTGTGCCGTAATTGTCCTCCCATTCCTTGGAGATTTCCTGAATGGTTGATCTTGCCGCGCCAGACATTGAGGACAATCCACGTTGTGTGAGGTAGGCCATGCCGTTTTCCAGCACCCCCATCTCAATGCCTCCGACATCGCTTTCTATTTCTACTCCCAAATCAAGTTTCATCTGTTTAGGGGTGGCCGGTAAAGCCATGAAAGAACTCCTTAATATATTGATATTATTAGTAAAATAGGTGGCCGGTTTGAGGCCGGCTTGCCCGTGTCGCCTTCATTGGTGTGCTTACCGCTTCAATGCGTCGGCCTCTTACGTCTTCCCATTGGGCCGGCTGTGAATTTCGATCAGATATCAGCCTCCAGCCTTCACTATTATGATCAAGATTGCTTTCTGCTCATTGGGCTATTGGTGTGGCGTGAAAATTGAATGAAACTCCTTGGATTTTCTAGTGATATTATCAAAGCGGACCCAGAAGCGCGGTCCTTCCTTGATTCTCCTTGCATTGATGTATTCTGCTAGGGCAATATTGTTGTATATTAATGCGGGGCCCCATGCGTCTATTATTATTTCCTCTTCAATGTATTTTTTTTCAGCCATTATTCCGACAAGATCAAATGAAGAGGCCACAAGTGATGCCATTTCAAAATCGACTTTATTGAATTCAGAAACAGGTTTGTCTTTAATTGTCCGTATATGATATCGAGCGCTCCGAATTTCGGCTTTTTGAAGAAAGTTCATTACTTCAATCGTATTTCGGCCTTTATCTGTTCTCTCCATCAAGCGAACTTGCTTCCATAAAAATATCAAGGCGACGACACCAGCTATCGCCGCAAAATTGCTTAGGATGTCTGAATACTTCAGTGCGGCATCCCAAAAGTCTTCAGAAGGCATGGCGTTAAGTCCTCTCCTCCAACAATTCCAGTCAGTTTTCCACATTTTTGAGCAGGTCCGCAATTTCTAGCCCGATCCGCTCGTAGATAGGAAAGCGATCGACATGCCGCTCGTCGAATGCGGCGGGTGATGCTTCGTTGTCTGGCGGCGCGGTTGCCTTCATCTCTTCGATGAGGTCGATGATGTCCGAAGCCCTAATCCGCTCGCCTCTCGCCTGGGAAGCGAAGAGGTATTTCAGCCAGTACTGTGTTGCCCAAACCTCGATCTGGAGGGCTTCAAATTCCACTCGACCATTCATGATGTCGTCCCCAAGGCTGAGTAGCACGATAGCGTGATTCCGCCGCGGCACAACAGAAGGCGACTCTCAAAACGGGTAATCGCTACATCTGGTAGCCGTTAACTTGTGTGACTATTTTCCTAATTTTGTTCTTGTTGCGTTCTCATTTTCGAGTCATGCTTAGGGCTATCCAAAGCCCAAAAGGAGCATGAACATGGCAGAGTTTTTCGTGGTTCAATCCTTCTCCCCGGCGAAGAAGGGCATGAAGCCCGACGTGCCGGTGCAGGCCACCAGCATCATGCATGCGAGGCGAGTGGCGGAGCGCCTGGCGCTCTATAAGCCGATGGTCGTCGCGACCGTCACGCATGCAGATCCAGAGGCGGGAGACTTCGGCGAGCCGAAGCTGATCTTCGCGCACGGCGACCATTTGCCGGAAGAAATAGCGGATATGGAGAAGGTGTAGGGAGCGGCGACGTGGCAATCATTCACCAGATCAGGCGGAAATATGCGACCAAGCAAGAGGAGATCGTCGGTGAGATTATGGAATACGCCGGCGCTCTTTCGTCGCTAGACCCTGAGGCCGTCATCAAACGGAAGGCCGCGGAACTCGCTTATTTCATGGCTCTCATGCACGGCGGGGAGTGGCGGGTTGAGGTAGATCACGAGAACCCGTTTGTTCTGGTTGCGCCTGCTTTGCCTTCGTGACGAAGGTATCTATAACGGGCAGCAGAGTAGCCAGTTGCCGTTTATCGACACCGTAGGCTATGAGGGCGGCGCGCAAGGTTGCGAGTGCGTCCGCCTCCATTTTCTCTTCCTTGCTCGGTTCGCTCGGTCTGCCGTCGTCTGGCAGCAGAAGTAGCTGGCTGGCCGACACGTCGAGGAGTGGCGCGAGCTTCGCGGCCATGTCTGGCTTCAACGCACGTTCGCCGTTGGCCCATCGCTCGATGTTCTGCTTGGCCGTCCCGACAAGATTAGCCAACTCGGTCAGGCCAATCTTCTTGGCGTTCATGGCCTTCCGCAGGCCGTTCGGGAACTTTCCTTTGGTCATGCCGGAGTCATGTCACCAGACCGGAGATGTGGCGAGTATCCAAAGTGGTGACAATTTCTCTTGCGCCGTCACCAAAATGGTGACATATATGGCGCATGACCCTGACCAACTGGCTTCTCAAGACGAATACTTCGGACGCTGACTTTGCGGAGCGCATCGGCGTCAGTCGGCAAGCGCTGTGGCGATACAAGGTTGCTGGGCGCATTCCGAAGCCCGAAATCCTCGTGCGCATCTCGAAGGCCACGAACGGCAAGGTCACGGCAAATGACTTCATGACCGCCCGCCAGCCGGAGAATGCAGCATGAGCGATATCGATCTAGCCATGAATGCGTTCGCCTGCGGAACGCTCTCGATATCCTTCTTCCTGTCTCCTCGTTGGTGGGCGTGGCTCGCCGTCGTGCCGGTATTCCTCCTCAACGCCTTGTTTGTCTTCCTGCATTTCTGGGGAGCCGCCGCATGACGACCAGCACCATCCCCAACCCTCACAGCGCGCCCGGCTGGGAACACAAGGTCGCACGAGACGCCTACGCCACTTGCCCGGTCAAGATCATCAACGGCATGCAGGCCAATGCGCTCGTCCGGCACTTCGCCAAAGCCATCCACGACGCCCTTATGGCGAAGAGGAAGCGATGGCGTCCGGCATCGATCTATTTCGAGCGCTATTGCCAGGACGAGGCAGACTCCGCCGAGAACTGCATTTCCGAACAACAACACACTGACGCCAAGGCGTTTGCCGCCGCTGTGCGCGGGGAGGCGTAGATGAGCGCAGACGCCAAGCTGAAAGCCTACATCGACCGCATCCTTCGCTGCCGCGAGGCTGAGGATGAAGCCAAGCGGGACACGAAGGAAGTCTATGCCGAACTTGCTGCCGAGGGCTATGAGAAGGCTATCGTCGGACAGGTCGTTACGTTCCTCCGCAAGCGCGAGAAGGACGGCGACAAGGTTGCCGAGCAGTCGGCCAAGTTCGACCTGTATCTGGAAGCCTACGAGCGCCCCTCGCACGCGCATACGCGTGAGGACCGTCCCGACTCCGGCCTGAACATCATCACCAAGCAGACCGAAATCACAGCTTCGGACGGGTCTCCCTCCGTCTCTACCTCGCTGACGACGCGCGAGGCCGAAGAAAGCGTCGTACCCCATTCGCCGGAAACGGCGACCGAGTGCGCGGCACCTGAAAAGGACGCCGCAGCGGACGAGCGGAGTGTTGAAGCCGATGGTGGAGCAGCGCTCGTCCGCACCGATTCCGATCAATCTGATGAAGGAGGCAACGATGCCCAAGACCAACACGTAAACCTTGATCGCCGGCACCATTTTCAGAGCGAAGAAAACACATCGGAAACCACGAAAACGGCCGAGCAGGCAGGAGGCGAACATGAAGTGGCTACTGGCAGCGCGTTGCGCGCAGGTCTTGCGGACCCGACCTCGAACACAGGGGAGGGCGCCGCAAGTGCTCTTCCCGCCGGCGGTATCGTCATCGAAAGCGTTCCGCCCGCACCGATGAAGCGTCCGGACTTTGCTGCCTGCTTCCCGGAACTCTCCAACGCCGCTTACGCTCTGTTGCACGACGAGATCCAGGCTAACGGCATTTGCCAGCCAATCGTCCGGCACGGCGACGTGATTGTCGAAGGCTGGGACCGGTACAACATCAGCCGTGAACTCGGCTTCAATTACCCGGTTCAACCATACAGCGGGGATGACGTGCTCCTCGACGTGATCGAGTGGCAGCGCGCCGCCCGCAATTTCACCCAGGCACAGGAAAAGAAGATCGCCGCCGATCTGGCGAAGGAAATCCCGCACCGTGCCGACGATATCTTCGCCGCCTTCGGGCTGGCCGAATCTCTGGAGGTTGCCGAGTGATGCGACCAATCCGTTTCTCCAATGGCTATGACGCCGCAGCGCAGAACATCGTTGAAGGCCGCGTTCGCGATAGCCGAACACAGATCGCCCGCGCCGAGGTCTCTTCCATCGTCAAGGCCTACATCGAGCGCAACGGCGTTCGTCGTTTCGAGGCTGGCACGTCTGGAGACTACCAGTCCTTGAAGGTCTTCCTCGCTGATCGGGGATACATCCTCAGCACCTATCGCAGCCAAGCCAGCTTCATCATCACCATTCCCGGTCAACGCGGTCGTCCGAAGCCCATGAACTGGTCGAAGGTGATCGAGTTTGTTGACGGTATCCGCCTCGGCGAGGGGCTGGAGCCTTTGAGAAGGAGGGCAGCATGACCCCGCTCATCATTCTTTCCATAGCCTGCACGGCCTTCATCTGTGGTTTCGCCCTCGGCTTGATGGGGTTTGCCGTCTTCCGAGCCGCCTCATCGCACGATGAGGAATCTGGTGCGCCGGAAGGACCATTCCCATTCGGTCAGCCAAGGTCCCCGGCCGACTGATCTGCCGCCGAGGCTGGCTCCTCCTCCCTCAGCCTCGGCGGCATCGAGATTTTCGGAAAGCCTCCCTTCAACCGCAGCACGACGGCATGGGTGACGGCTCCGATGGAAGCGAACGTCGAGGACGCCGAAGCCGAGGATACCCCGGCGTCCTCTCTACCCGGCAACGGCGGTGGGGCCGGGAATGGAATTATCGTCTCGCCGATGCGGCGGGCCGGTGACGAGGCGGATAACTCATCCGCCGCCTGCGGAAAGCGGTTCGCCTCGTCACCATCTAAATTTGAAGGTCGCTTCATGTGCAACTCCTTCGTCTCTAAGCAAGTCGAAGATGCACGAGAGGCGACGGAATGTACGGAAATAATATTGGCAAATCCGGAAAGAATGTCTCCGAGGATGAAATGAGCAGCGTTGCGTTGATCGAGGCGAAAAACTGGGCGGATGACCTTATGTCGCGCGAATTTAAAGGTCGCGGCGACAAGGAATACCTCGCACGTTATCGCCTTTCCGAACGCACTGGCGTCTCCGAGAGCTACCTTTACCGACTCCAATACAAGACACGCGACATGAAGGACGTGGCCGGTTCTGTCTACCGGGCGCTGAAACTCGCCTACGACGAGGCATGCCGCAGGAATGAGGAAGCGGCGGATCGGCATCGAGCCGAACGCCTCAGCATGGACGAGGGACATGAAGCGGCTGACGAAAAGCGCGGCCCGGCGGCTGTGGGAGTGGGTTCGGCTCCTTTGGAAACGTCGAAAGAAGCGGAGGAATAGGTGATGCAGCAGCTTTCCATGCTCGACCTGATGGCTGCGCCCGCGCCAGTCGCGGCGAAGCCTATCAAGCTCGACAAGCCGCACAAGAAATCCGCATGGGAAATCCAGCGGGACCAGTTGGAAGCCGAGCGAGCGGTCTATCGTAGGGCGATGCCCGCCGACCGCGAAGGGTACGTCACCCTGTATTCCATGCTCCTCGCCGACTATCACCGCGCCGCCGTTGCCGATGATATGGACGAGCAGCGCCGTGTCGCCAATCAGCTCCACTCCATGGCGGATGAGCTATTCAACCGCACGCTTGACGGCGGCGATCCTTTCCAGAGCCGGAGAGATGGACACTATTGCTGGTATGACGCAGCGACATGGCTGGCGCAGCAAACCGCCGCCGAGGACTGGCAGGAGCCGATGTTCGGCCAGATGGGGCGCATCGAAATCGACATCGACGGATGCCGTGTAGATTTCCGATATGAAGGCATCTTCGCCGTCTGCGGCGGTTCTGCTCGCCCTCTGGACGATTCCAAGCCATTCATTTCGGAGACCGGGTATCACTCGTTTCAGGTCTCGCCCCACGATTACATTCTTTGCACAGAGGGCAAAACCTTTACGCAATGGATGACGAACGCCGTCCGCGCCCAACTCACCAGCGGCGGGAAGTCCAAGCTGAAACTGCATAAGCCTCCGTTCGGGCTGAAGTCGCTCAATACTCAGGTGATGGCAGCGGCATGAACGAACTCACCCTCCTCAAGGAAGAAAGAAAAGAGATCCAAGCGGAGATCGACCGTCTTCGCGGCTCGATGAACCGCGCCGACAATGGCGTGAAGCACGCCCGGATCGCCATCCTTTCCAGAACGGTTGCGCGGCTTGATCGCGAAATCGCCTCCCTCGATGACAGGAGGGCGAGCGCATGACCACTCTATGGTCGAAGAATACCAGCCTTCTCAGCGGCACTGATGAAAGCAGCCTGAGCTTCCTCAGTGCGCACCTTCCCTTCAATGGCCTTCATGCAGGCCCGTCGGGCAGCAGCATAGGCCGCGTCCCGGCCTCCAGGCCAACTTGTCGTAAGGAAAGCGATAGCTTCTCGGCTATTGCTGACACAATGAAAGTGGTCGGAATTTTCGACCACCAGTTCGATCGGTTTGTCCCAAAGGTCCTCGGTCATGTGATCTCCATTCCGGCTCTCTCGAGCGGAATAATTCTCCAGAGAGATAACGGTTCCTCAGACTTAGGACTGAGAGGCCGCCGTGACGGCCCCTCGTACTCGGCGGATGCGTTACGGAGAAACGCGCCCGCCGCCGGAGCGCGAACGGATCATCCACGGCATGATGCCGGGAGATTTCACGAGAATGCCTTTCTTCTCTCCAAAGGAGCGGAGGGCATCACGTCCGACCTTCAAGGGCTTGTGGCCGTCAAAGGACATGTAGCAGGTCTTCAACGTCGCATCGTGAACAATGTCACGATCGCGTTCAGGCCATGCTTCCAGAAAATCGATGGCGTCCTCCAGGCACGTAATCTCTTCGATAAGGTCTCTACCCTTCTTCAGATAAACGGGCCTATCAAATACCTTCGAGTTCATCTCTACCTCACTGAAAACGTTGGTGATCAACAAGGGTGGCTTCGGAATCGAGCGCCGACCCGGAATCTATTTTCGACGCATCTAGGATTCAAGATCGGGCAGCCCGTCGACGCCGGAAAATTTGAAGAGGTGGCGGCATGACCGAACGCATGTCAGCCGCAGAATACCGCCAGAGGCTATCCGGTGACAACGCCCGCGAGAACAAGTTCGGGGCCATCGCCACAGTCGAAGACGGCAGGCGCATCGATAGCAAAGCCGAGAGGAAGTATCTCGCCGGTCTCCGTGTCCGCTTGCGTGCTGGCGAAATATACGCGCTCGCCTGCCAGCCGGAATTCCCGCTGATCGTCAACGGCCAATTCATCGGAAAGTACACAGCCGATTTCGCCTTCTGGGACGCGCAGGAAGATCGGTTCCGCGTCATCGACGTGAAGGGCGTCGAGACCCGCGAATTCAAGCGGGCGAAGAAGCACGTCAAGGCGCTGTACGGTATAGATGTCGAGGTGATAAAGTGAGCAACGTCGTTTCCCTGCACGCCCATATCGACGCCCGCTGGTCGGAATATGTCGCCGCTCAGAAGCGGGCCGACGAAACAGGGGCATCCACAGACATTGAAGCCGCAAGGGCGTTGTGGGCGGCATGGCTTACCATGTTCGCCCCATCGGAGGCTAAGGCCGTCTCTTTGTCGTTGGCGAAGGAGATGGGCTGATGCCGATGATTGGCGATGTCGCTAGAATTACACTCGCTGAAATAAAAGACCGTGCCAAGCGGCATTCCAGGTCATGGAAGCGCTTTGACGACAGGGCGGCAATTGCCCGGTGCGACGAAATGACGGGTATTCCCGCGCATATCTATTCCGCCGTCATACCTCAGATCGAGCGCGTCGTAACTTTGTGCGAGAGCCCTATAGAGCAGGTCGCGCTCTATCAAATGGCGGGGCGAGGATACGGCCACGATTTCAAGTATCCTATGTACGCTTCCATTTGCTCAGCCATTCCCGCGTCCTTCGACGCTTCGGATTTCGTGATAGTCCCTCAGTATCCGCTTGGCCCGTATCGCGTTGATTTCTTGGTTGCGTTTCCAAGCCGAAGGATGATCGCCGTCGAGTGTGACGGAAAGAAATATCACGACTTCGCCAGGGACGATTACAGGGACAGAGACCTCCGAAACCGTTTTGGCGTGAGTGATGTCGTTCGCGTCCGTGGGGCGGAGATATGGCGCGGCCCGAGTTGGACGGATCAGCTAGATTCCGCCATCCGGCGCGTTGAGTGGTGACGAAATGAGCGATGTCGCCGCTATCATTGCTGATCTCGTGCGCGCTGGCGTAGACCCCGACCTCATCGGGCGCACCGCCGCCGCGTTGGCTGATCGAGAGCCACTGAAGATCGTGGACGAGCAGGCCGAACGCCGCCGCGCCAAGGATCGCGAGCGTAAACGTCTGCGGAATTCTGCGGAATCTGCGGAAGTACCGCCCCTTTCTTCCCCGGAAGGTTCTTCCCCCACACCCCCTTCTCCTAAACCCCTTCAATCCATACCCCCTTCGCCCCCTAAAGGGGGCTCTTCCCCCACGGATCGGGCAATCGAGGTGTTTTCGGATCAGGCTTCCAGAGCCGGTTTGCCGGTCCCTCGTCGGATCACGGCTGACCGTCGGCGCAAGATCGAGGCCCGGCTTCGGGAGCACGGCGAGGATGTTTGGGGCGAGGCCTGCCGGCGAATGGCGGCCAGCGCGTTCTGCCGCGGCGAGAACGACCGGGGCTGGCGCGCCGATCTGGATTTCCTCTGCCAGCCGAAGAGCTTCAACGGTCTGATCGAGGGCAAATATGACGACAGGGTGCCCCGGCAGTCTCAAGCCCCGCCCCGAAAGACCGCCTTCCAGCAGCACCAAGACGACTGCCAACGCGAAATCGACAAAGTTCTAGGACGAAAAACCGATGACGAATTTACCGGCAACACCCTCGACCTTGGAGCGCGAGATTACCGCGCTCACTGACGATCTGGCCCCGGCCTCGGCTGAGACCATTGCCGCCTGCATCGATGCGATGAAGCGGGCCGGCATGGCGGTTCCTGCCGGTATCCCGCCGGCTGAAATCGTTCACGAGTATTCCATCGCACTGCGGTCGGTCCCGAAGATCGGCCTCAAGGACGCCATGCGGCGCATCCGCCAGGGCGAGTACACCGACATGGATTATTCTTTCATGCCCCGACCGGCCGAATTGGCAAAGCGTGCGAGGGCAGAGGCCGCGCGGTATCGCGAGGATCTGGTCCGTAAGCGCGAGACCTATCAGGCGCTCACCGCCCCGGCGGCGCGTAAAGACCCCGCCATGATCGAGCGCGTCCGCAAGCTCGTCGATGGTTTCAAGCAAGGGGCATCGGCATGAGGGATATTCGCAAAGACCACCAGCGCCGCGCCGATGATCTGTCTTTCGATGGATGGACAAAGTTCACGGATTGCCCGTCGCAGGATCAATTCGTTGCGCTTTGCAAAAAGCACGCCCTTCCGACTGGCGCAATTTTCCTCTGGGCCATCGGCGAAATATGGGCTCCGCCCGCCAAGACAGAAGCGGGGAGGGCAGCAGCATGACTTCTACCACGCAATGCCCGCTGCCAGCCCGCCTGATCGAGATCGTATCGCTGATAGCGGATGGCTTTTCGGCAAAGGAGATTGCCATCAAGCTCGGCATCTCCCCGAGCACGACGAACAGCTACATCGCCACGGCAATGGCGATAACGGGCGTTCATCGCTCAACGGCGCTTGTTGCGACCGCGCTGCGGAAAGGATGGATCGAATGATGAATTTCAACGGCAAGGAGGGCCAGCCATGAATGATATGATCGAGAAAGTGGCGAACTCCATCGCGGTTGCCGATCTGAACGCCTCCGCGAAGTCTATACCGGACGTGCCGATGGAGACGATGGCCGAGTATGTGCGCCTTGCGGTCGAGGAGGGCCATTACCAAGCCATGGCCCGCGCCGCCATAGAGGCGATGCGGGAGCCTTCCAAAGCCATGATCGATAGCGGCGTTGCATTCGCTCTCAACGTCACCATCAGCGGCGAATATCGCTGGTCTGAATATGTGGCTGATAAGCACCGCGCCATGATTGACGCCGCCCTCAACGGCAAGGAGGGGTGAGGATGACGCGCAAAGAACGGAAAGAGCAGCTTAGGGCGGCAGCGGTAACGATCATCGGCGCCAGTCGGTTTTACGGTGAGGCCTACCACTTGAGGCTCCGTCTCATACACGATCACGGCATTCTCCTCTCACCATCGCTCCTGCGGACATGGATGCAGGAGCTTGCCGACGAGGGGCACTTCATCAGGAGCAAATACTCTCACGGCGGGCAGGGCTACACATGGTCACTGCCTGAAGCAGTTTGAACGGCGGAACACGAGGAACACCACAATGGCAAGACGAGGACGGAAGGCAAGGCTCGGCGGCATCGATCTGGCGGCGGTCGGTCACAGCCAAGCCAAGCCCGAACTCAGCGAGATCGACAACCCGCTTTACAATCGGGCCCACGATGGCGAGACGTGGAACCCGAAGAAGGTTTATGCGGTCAAGAACATGAAGGAAAGCGCGCTCGTCGTGCTGGAGCAGCGAAAGCTCATCGACGACGCGCAGGTGAAGGCCGGGGAGCGATTCCGGCGCATCTGGGAAGCTCTCGGCGGCGCCGGGGCTGGATCTTTCGACTACAGCCGCGAGCCGGTCGATGGTGGAGGGCCTCGCTCGGCGCTTTCCGACAATCAGGTGCAGGCCGGTATCGACCTTGCTGATTGCCGCCGCGTCCTCGGTATCGGATATGACGTCATGGTCAAGGTTGCCGGCGAGGGTAGGGCTGTTTCCGACCTCGCGCAGAGCAAGAACCTACAGCGTGCCTATGTAGAAATGCTGAAGCAGGGGTTGACCGCGCTCGCCGTGCATTTCGGCTATGAGAACAATGGAAAAATGAGGAAAACTGCTTGAATAGGGATTCCACTCGGAACCCGAATCCGCTATATGAAAACTATAGTGGTGATTTGCGCTTAGGGGCGACTTCATCATTAGGGCGCGGATCACAGTTAGAGCGTAATCGCTGCTGAAAGCTGGTTCGCACCAGTCGCGCCCGTCTCTTGTCGGTGTAGAGCAGCCCGGTAGCTCGCCAGCCTCATAAGCTGGAGGCCGCAGGTTCAAATCCTGCCACCGCAACCAGTTTGGAATGGCGGCGCGCTGGATAGAAGCGGAAGCTGAGAAGCCAGAGACCAGCGCGCAACGCTCGGCCCATTCCAAAGCCCATCGGGAAGGCTGCTAGCCGGCGGACACGATGGCGTTATCGTGATCGCGCAAAGCAGCAGAAAAGGGCGAGTGTCGCACCTTCCCGACCATTTATAGCGAGATCACCCTATAAAGGGATAAACTCGCTAAACGAGATCGGGAAGCAGCACGGCCCGACGTGCACGGGACCACCGGCAGCTTGATTGAACGCGATGCGCTGATGCTAGATGCGTTCGCCCGCTGCAAGCCGAAAGGCCTTCCCGACCCCATACGGCATAGCCCACGGCCAGATTATACCAACACCTGCCGTTACTATAATCTGACCGCCAGCTTCATAGTTTCGCCAGCCGATAATAGCCCGTCGCCTTCACTGGTGACGGGGTTCTCATTTCAGGAGAGAGCGATGGACATCACCATCACATTCGGCTGGTGGCTGCTGCCGCTCGCCGTCACGGTACTTTCCTATGGCTATGCCGTCTCGAAGTTCACCAGTGGCGGCGGAGACTACAGCTTTCCCGAGGTGTGGAACGGCTTCCTCCTCATCATCGCCGCAATCCCGGCTCTCGTCGCCTGGCTCATCTGGGCCTTGCTCGCCTAACCCTCCATCCCAGCAGAAAGGAACCAGCCCATGAACGTGGGAACGCAGACGGCAATCTTGAAGCAACTCGCCGCAAGCTATGAGTTCCTGTTCAACACGCTGGGCGCCGATCACCCGGAGACATGGGATTGTTGGCAGCAGTTCCAGCGCGCCATTCGAGCGCGGAGTATCCCCTAATCCCCGCATCCCCAAAACGAGAGCCGGGCTTAGGTCCGGCTTCTCAGGTGCTTCTCTCTGTATCCTCGGTGGAGGGTAGAGGTAGGGGCTTCAAGTCAATTGAGGCTGAACATGACCGACCGCCCACAACCACCGGAAAGCATGTTCGGGGTCGATGGTTCACCGTTCATGCCCGCGCTCGACATGCCGGAGTGGGTGCGGGGCACGTTTTTGGACGAAGCTTCGCCCGTCGCCAATCCCGAGCACGCTCACCTTACCGACGCCCACATCGGCTATCTCTGGGCCGCCGTCGAAAACACCCGCAAGGGGAAGCGTGTCATAGGGCAGTGCGAGACCGGAACGCCGCAAGGCGCGATGGGCAAATGGGCGAAGGCCCGCGTCGAGCAACAGATCACGGAATGGTTCGGCTCAGTGCCGGATTTCATCATCACGCTCGATGCCAACTACTGCGCGGCTTGCGGCGATGCCGAGTTCATGGCGCTGGTCGAGCACGAGCTCTATCACGCCGCCCAGGACGTCGACAGTTTCGGCGCCCCGAAGTTCAACAGCATGACCGGCCGCCCGGTCTTCACCATCCGCGGGCATGACGTAGAGCAGTTCATCGGCGTGGTTCGTCGCTATGGGGCAGATGCCGCCGGTGTGCGCGAGCTCGTAGACGCCGCCAGCCGGCCGCCAGAGGTTGCCCGCGCCCACATCGAGCATGCATGCGGGACCTGCAATTTGCGTGTCGCCTGACCTTGAAGGCACCTTGATAGACCGATGGTTAAACCGAAACTCACCCGTGAGCAGCAAACCTACGTGGTTCAAGCGCTCGCCTGCTTCGATACGCCCTCTGTCGTCGTCGCCTCGGTCAAGAAGGATTTCGGCGTCACGCTGAGCCCGCAGCTCGTCGAGACATATGATCCGACGAAGAAGGCAGGCCGCAATGTCGCCGCGCGCTGGAAAGCGCTGTTCGAGGAAACGCGCAAGACGTTCCTTGAGGATACGGCCTCCATCGCCATCAGCCATCGCGCCGTTCGCCTTCGCGCTCTTCAGCGCATGGCCGACAAGGCAGAGGGGCAGGGCAACATGGTGCTGGCATCTTCACTGCTAAAGCAAGCCGCAGAGGAAGTCGGCGGCAGCTACACCAACCGGCGCGAGCTGACAGGGAAGGACGGAAAGGATTTGCCGGTGCCAGTATCGCCGGTGACGATCTTCCAGTTGCCCGACAATGGCAGGGGATGAGAAGGGCGCGGCAGCCCAGACGATAATCAGGCCGCAACCAGGGCCACAAACGACCTTTCTTTCGTCGCCCGCTGATATCGCGATCTATGGCGGCGCGGCAGGTGGCGGGAAGACATGGGCACTTCTCATGGAGCCGCTGCGTCATGTCGGTAACCCGGCATTCGGCGCGGTATTCTTCCGCCGCAACCTCACTCAGGTCCGCAACGAAGGAGGCTTGTGGGACGAAAGCGAAAAGCTCTATCCGCACCTGAGCGCGAATCCGCGATCAGCGCCGGATCTCAGTTGGACCTTCCCGTCTGGGGCAGGGGTGGCCTTCGCCCACCTCGAACACGAGAAGACGATCTATAACTGGCAGGGGTCGCAGATTCCGCTCATCTGCTTCGACGAGCTGACCCATTTCAGCGCCAAGCAGTTCTGGTACATGCTAAGCCGCAACCGCTCGATGTGCGGCATCCGGCCTTACGTCAGGGCGACGTGCAACCCCGATGCGGATAGCTGGGTTGCCGAGTTCATTGCCTGGTGGATCGATCAGGAGACCGGATTAGCCATCCCCGAACGGGCTGGCGTCCTACGCTGGTTCATTCGGATCGGCGACACCATCATATGGGCACACAGTCCCGAGGAGTTGGCCCACCATACCAATCCGCTGACGGGCGAGCCGATCCCGGCGAAGTCCGTTACCTTCATCCCGGCTAAGCTCAGCGACAACGCCATGTTGATGGCGGCTGACCCGGGATATCTCGCCAATCTCATGGCGCAGCCGACCGTGGAGCGGGAACGTCTCCTCGGCGGAAACTGGAAGATAAGGCCGGCGTCCGGGCTACTGTTTCAGCGGGGCTGGTGTCAGGTTGTTGATGCTATTCCGGCAAACGTTGTCCGCTGGTGCCGGGGGTGGGACTTGGCCGCAACCCCTAAAATTGAAGGGGGCGACCCTGATGCGACGTCCGGAACGAAGATCGGCAAACTCCCAGACGGACGGTACATTGTCGCACATAATGTCAGCGATTGGTTGTCGCCGAACGGCGTTGAAACGTTGATCAAAAACACGGCCTCAGCTGATGGCCGCGACGTTGAAATATCGCTTCCTCAAGACCCAGGACAAGCGGGGAAGTCGCAAGTTCGTAGTCTAATCACGATGCTGGCAGGTTTCTCCGCGAGGGCAACGCCCGAATCTGGAGACAAGGTAACGCGCTTCTCGCCGTTTTCAGCTCAGGCCGAAGCCGGCAATGTCCTCGTTCTTCGTGGACCGTGGAATGAGGTGTGGTTCTCCGCTTTGGAAGGGTTCCCAGAGGCAAAGCACGATGACGACGCGGATAGTACGAGCCGCGCCTTCAACGCGTTGTTGATTGATCGGCCAAAAGCTCTCTTCGGAACGCAGTCAGGATAGTTGCATGACGGAAAAAGGACCGGACACGCCATCGTCCGACTACGAAGCTATGCGTTCGTATTGGGCGATGGTGACGGCGATCATGGGCGGAACAGCCACTATGCGCGCGGCGGGTGAGACCTACCTGCCTCGGTTCGAGCACGAGAGCAAGAAGTGTTACGACACGCGCCTCGCGGCGGCGAAGTTCACCAACATCTTTGGTGATATCGTCGACACGCTTGCCTCCAAGCCTTTTGAGCAAGAAATCGGCGTCGAGAAGGCCGATGCAGTCAAGGACTTGCTAGAGGACATCGACGGGCAGGGCAACCACGTTCATGTGTGGGCGGCGAACACCTTCCTCTCGGGCGTAACGGACTCGATCACCTGGCTTTTTGTCGATTTCACCAAAGGCGTTCCTGCTGGTGCGACGGTGGCCGAGGAGCGCGCGCTAGGTGCGCGGCCGTACTGGGTGCAAATCCCCGCCACGCGGCTGCTGGCTGTCTATTCCGAGACCATCGCCGGCAAGGAAACCTTCGTCCATGCCCGCATCAAGGAGGATGCCAAACAGCGCGACGGTTACGGCGAAGTGGTGAAGGAACGCGTCCGTGTGATCAATCGAGAGGTGGCCTACAATGATAGCGGTGATGCTGTTGCTGCCGGGCCGCCCATCTGGGAACTTTTCGAGAAGCAGGACGCCGAGGGCGGCAAGAAACAGTGGGTGTCTATCGGTACGGGAAACTATTCCATCGGGTACATCCCGCTCTTCGCATTCGTCACCGGCAAGCGGCTTTCCGGCTGGGTGATCCGGCCCGCGCTCCAGTCGGCCGCTCATCTCCAGATCGAACACTACCAGCAGGAGAGCGAGCTGAAATACATGCGTCAGCGCACCGCTTTCGCGATGCTGGCCGGCAATGGCGTCAGTCCTGACGTGGGTGATGACGGCAACCCGAAGCCTATCCCTGTCGGGCCATTCGGCGTTCTCTACGCTCCGATGTCCGGCGACGGGCAGCATGGCGAATGGACTACCATCGAGCCGCAGGGCACGTCTCTCACCTTCTGCTCCGACGAGGTGGACAAGACGGAGAAGCAATTGCGCGAGCTTGGCCGTCAGCCGCTCACCGCGCAGTCCGGCAACATTACCAGAGGTGGCTCGGCAAATCTGAACAGTTGA